ACTAATAGCGTCATTAGGTTTAGGCAGTAATAATTTTTGTCGCATAGCCTACGAAGGTGCACAGAGAACATCCTTTGGTGAAGAAGCAGAGGGCTTTTCGGCTTGGTTAGCTAGTGTTAGTGGAAAAAATGTTGAAGAGAATTTTATATCAGTCAGAGCTCTTCATGCTATGATAAATAAATACACTCTCCCAGAAGTATTTGGTAAAGTCGATACGACAGGAGTCAAATTAAAGACAAAAAATATAGAATATGTATTCTCATCCGATATTCGAATCTGCTATGTACCAGGTGGCACACATAGTGATTCATTAACAAAGGGAGTTAAGATCGGTAGTCCGGCATCGGCTATAAGCGGTGATTTTTTAATACTTGATAATGTGATGATAAACACAGTTTATCTGATGAAAGTTTTAAAGGAGATGTCTTCTCAAGGAGATTCTCAGAAGGGTTTATCACTACAAACACTACTACAAACAATACACACAACAATTAATAACAAGTTGGGTAATTTCTGGAGTCTTGAAATCCTAGATGCTACAGGAAAATGCTCAGGTGATAAAACCCCAGTAATACAAATATTAGATACGGGAACTGCAGAAACAGAATCGACAGTAACTATAGAACCTAGTAAAAGTGGGCAAACTAGTATAACTAGAAATATTAAACTAGAAACAAAGCTAACGGACAGCATGAAATCTATGGCCCTCTATGCTTATGTTCCTAATCAAGGTAACTCTGATCCGTGTATAGGAAAATTCACAGCATTTAGACAAAATAAAGCAACAAATCGCGCAGAACCAAAAGCATCTACAACAAAAACGAAAGGCGCTGAGATACCATGTAATTTTGAAAACGATGACATGAAATGTGAAGAAAAAGCGGATCCGGTTACAAAGTTTAATGAAGCTATCAAAAAAGTAAAAGATGAAATTACAGAGGATGGTGTAACTGCATTAGAAACTGCAAGAAGTGAGATATTAGCAACGTTGAATGCAGAACCACAGTGTGATACTATATTACCTTTTGAATTTAGCTTTACATTAGATGGTATTGGAGGCTTTAAATTCGGACAATACGTAAATCATCCGCGAATACCAGAAGGTATTAGAAGTGTTTGGAAGTTTCAAGTAACTTCTGTTGAGCATCAGATATCTGACAATAATGATTGGCAAACTACAATTAATACTATAGCAAGGTATAAATCGAAGTAACTGTAATGACAAAGATAAATCCACTAGCTGGCATAAGTAGGGCAGACACATATCTTTATACCAAAGGATTGGAATACTCTTTAGATGGTAATAACTACATAGGTGACACAGAACCTAAACCCTACATAGTCAGATCTGAACTCCTAGATTACAAAGCCGGTTATCTACTAAGATACTTTGTTGAAAAAGCTTTTGGATCTGATAGATATCCAATGGAAATTGACACACTACAAGCCCAGAAATATAATAAACCTAATAATATTAATGGTGGTTTATATAATCTAGCTACGATAACTTGGAAGTTGACAGGGCCGTTAAACAATAGGTATGATGATAAGGGTATGATACTAGAGATGGGTATTTACGAATATAATGCACTTCAAGTAGAGCGTGCTGCACAGGCTATACCAAATATAAGTTATGTAATAAAAAACTATATAGAATTTGCTAGACCGAGATAAATATCATATAGTTAAGTATGATTATAGACTCGGAGCAATTATATAATAGTTTATTTCCAAGTACTAAATCCTATTTTATTGTTCCTTTTGGTTTCGATAACAGACTACACAGCGTCGAAAACAAACTATCGGCCGTAGTCTTGATTGATATAGAAACAGAAGATGTGTATACAATCGCAGTAGATCATCCAGATGCATTGTATCTAAAAAATCCAATCAACGAAATACTAACAACCAATAATATTGTTTATAACAAACATCTCTTCCAGTACAATCACTACCTAGTAGACGATATACCAGATGCAGATGTTATTTCATACCTAGCAGTAAATAAACTACCGGAATACACTGAGAATAGTTTAACAAACTACTATAAGCGTAAGTTTGGAAACTGCCTACTAATCAACAAGATTATACCACTCCACAAACTAGAAGAGATTGCGTATGAAGTATTTACAAGATATTTGTATGCACTCAATGAACCGGTTGAGGGAGTTGAGTACTATAATAAAGCACAGGAAGTCTTTCATAGCGTAGAGAAAAACGGCATAAAGATAAATAGCCAACTCTTCAATGCTTTCTATGGTAAAACTTACGCACAAGTAGGAGATTATTGCTATAGTAGATATAATCTATTTACTTCAACTGGCCGTCCAAGTAATACGTTTGGTGGAGTTAATCTAGCAGCCATAAACAAGGAAGATGGTTCACGAGACTGCTTTGTATCGCGATATGATGATGGTATACTACTGGAGATTGACTTTGAATCCTACCATCCTAGGATTATATGTGACCTGATAGACTATGAGGTTAATGAGAACATATACGAACACCTCAGCAAGCTCTACTACCCAGACGAACCGGTAACTGATACTCTGATCAAACAAAGTAAGGAGAATACTTTTAGACAGATATACGGTGGTGTTGATAAAAAATACTTAGGAATAGAGTTATTTGCAGGGATTGATAACCTAACAAAGACATTATATGGCTTTTACAAGAAACACAGGTATGTTGAGTTACCGAGTGGTAGGAAGCTTCGACTAATAGATGAAGAAGGACTAAACTCACACAAGATATTTAACTACTTCATTCAGGCACTCGAAACAGAGAATAATGTAGCCTATTTAAGCCAATTTCTTACATACTTCAAAGATACATCAATACTACCAGTTTTATATGTTTATGATAGTATATTATTCGATTTAAAGAAAGATGATTTAGAAAAATGCATAGCAACCATTAGTAAAGTTATTGATATTAAAAAATATCCAATAAAAATAAAAACAGGTACTACGTATAACAGACTAATTGAACTATAATTAAATTGTTTTGGAATAACAGCACACTATTTATCAGAAATAGTTGTTAATGAAGCCGCAGCTTTTATGCACATTCACATATATAGACCAGCTCCCTATCTGTATAGGTAGCATTCATAAAATTTACAACAACGATGTTGCAAATCTGAATTGTTATTCCTATATTGATACTCCGAGATGCATAGTATGTATCTATAATGTATTTACTAACGAAAAGAGACTAAAAGACACAATATCAATAAACCGAAAAAAAGACACCAATACGTTCTACAGTATAAATGCTCTTAATAGCCTAATTAAAGTCCTCAACAATGGAATACTGGACAAAACTTTTAAGGTAGAGTGGGCAAATTATATGAACAGTTTGTTATTGTCAGATGGGTTTGATTCTTACAAAGTGATAAAAATAAAAGAGTTAACAATCTGAGTTGTCTGATCGGTTTTTATTTACTATAGTAACTAAAAATCAATTATATGGCAATTAACTTAGATGCAATCAAGGCGAGACTCTCGCAAATTCAACAATCCGCTAGTAGCGGTGGTGGTTCAAAAGGCAGTGATTATATGTGGAAACCACCAGTAGGAAAAAGCGTAATTCGTATCGTACCATACGCTTTCGACAAAAGCAATCCTTTTATTGAGCTTAACTTTCACTACGAGATTGGCAAACGTACAATGGTATCACCAACATCATTTGGCCGTCCTGACCCAATCGTAGAGTTTGCTGAAAAGCTTAAGAAAACAGGAGACAAAGATGACTGGAAATTAGGTAAAAAGATTGAACCAAAGTTCCGTGTGTATGCACCAGTAATCGTACGTGGTGAAGAAGATAAAGGTGTTCGTTTTTGGTCATTTGGTAAGCAGATTTACCAGGAGCTTTTAGGCATCATTTCAGACCCCGACTATGGTGATATTACCGATCTTATGAATGGCCGTGACATTACAGTAGAGCATGTCCCAGCAGAAGAAGGCAACAATAAATCATTCCCATCTTTCACCGTACGCGTAAAACCAAACGTAACTCCACCAACTGCTGACAAAGCTATTGCAGAAGCAATTGTGAAT